CGGCCATGCTGGTGGCGCCGGCCTCGGTCGAGGCGGCGACGGCGCCGAAGGCGATGGTGGCTGCGAGGATGGTGCGGATCGCGGTCATGGCTCTCTCCAGTTGCCCAGTGCGTCTCTGATGGAGAGATCATCGCCCGCGACGCCCCGGAGCGCTGTTCCAGGGGGAACGGGTTGAAAAAAAGATAGAACCGCCCGAAAAACGCGCTGGAGAGGGAGCTGCAACCCGTGCCGGCAATCGCCGCAGGGACAGCAAGGCGCGTGGCTAGCGCCCGACGTCGAACCCGGAAAGCCCAGGCAAATCAGCCCTCAGGGCCTCGATTTCCCCGCCGTCGATGGCGAAGAACATGTTCCGCGTGCGCTTGAGCACGCTGTCGTCGAGCCGGCGCGAGAGCAGCACCACCGGCACGTCCCCCGGAGGATAGAACTGGGCCGGCCCCATGGCCTTGAAGCCCATGACGTGCTCGTAGAAGGCGCGCCACTTGGTCTGCGTTGCAACCAGAAGATGTTGGGCATCCATGGCCAGCGCGGCCGAAAGCCCGGCTTTCACCGCCGCCGCGTAAACCCTGGCCCGGTAGCGTGTATTGGTGATCTCGGGATCGATCGCGAGCCGCGACAACTCGACCACGCGCCCGTCGGCTTTCGCCTTGAACGCCGCCATCTCCGGATAGACGGTTTCGCACGGCAGGGTTTTGCCGGCCGCCCCCGGATCGTAGAAGCTGAGCCGCAACGTTGCGATCGGAGCCTCGCGGCGCCAGAGCGCTGCGACCACCGTGGTCGGCAGGTCGTCGTAGAGATCGGAGTAGATGCCGAACGGCGAGGGCTCGATGAGCCCCGCATGCGCGTAGCCGCGATGCCGGAGCGCGAAGGCGTCCCGTCGGGCATCCGACGGTCCATACCACCGTGTGGTCACGGTTCCGTCCGGCAGGTCGGGCGCGGCGCGCGCGACCTTGAGGCTCGCAAGGGTCATCACGAAACGTCTCGAAAAGAGGTCTGGAAGGAGGCGGCGATCCGCGCCCACTGAGGCTGCAGTGGACATAACCCAGTTCGCGCGAGCCACAAGGGTCCGCGAGTTGAGACGGAATGTCACGGACGCCGTTAAGGCAGAGGAGGTCCCGAACGCGGGGACGGAACGAGACCTCCTCCTTAGAGCCGAGACCACGATGAGGGCAGTGTCCCGGCGCGTCGATGGTTGCGCTGGCATGGCTAACGAAATCTGAACGAAAAAATAAAGATCTCTCAACGGAATAATGGTCTGCGCTGATCGTTTTTCTTCTCCCCTCGTTGCCTCCGCGACGAGCAGGCCAACCATCCTTTCGCGGCGTTGACAGCTCCTTCAGCATGAAACGGCAATCAAAGATTGCGCGGCCATGAGCACGCCCAACCTTCGCGCGCGTATCCGGGGCGGATGACTCCGAGGGAGCAACCGATGTTTTCTCAGCGGCAGAGCGAGCCCCAAGCGAAGGAAGATGCTCTCGACAGGTCGCAGGCCGTCTTCGAGCTCAATCTCGACCGGCATCGCCGCAGCTTCCGTCGGCCTGCGCGCCGTTCGATGCGGTCAGCATGTTGCTCGAGATTTCCTAAGTGACCGCGCCCGGCTCCTCGAAGCCGCCAACGGGTCGGTGCAGAAGATCATGGAAGCGTCCAAAACGCTCGTTGCCTGATCCGCCCGATTATGCCCGCGGGCGCACCGAGGCACCGACGTCGGCGACGGCCTTCTTGAGGATGGCGCGGAGCTGCTCGGAAGGATAGCCGTGCAGCGCCCCCCCGTAGGCCAGTCGCAGCCAATGACGCGCATCGCGCAGCTTGCACAAGCCGAGCGGACCCGCGATCGCGCGCTCGAGCGCGTCCAGCTCCGCCATTGCGATCCTGAGCGCATGTCCATTGGGCCCGATCGGCGTCGCCGCAATTCGGTCGGAGAGCGCTTCGCATCGAAGCGCTGCGTCATCGATGAAACGGGTGTCGAGCATGACGGTCTCCACGGACGAGATCCCGGAGCCGAGACTATGCCATTCACGCACGCCTGCGGCACTTATGAGATTGCCGTCCACAGCGAAGCGAGCACAAGCTGCCCGGTCGCACGCTCGCGGGCCGCGGCTGGACGTTTTTTTGGGCACCCCCGGGCGCGATTACAAATCCGTAAAGCTCAGCACAGACTCCGGTAAACCTGCAGGTCTAGCGTCGCCCGCGTTTCCCGACCCCGTATTGGAGGAAGCGCATGAACAAGACGCTCAGCACAGTCATCGCCGCCGGAATTCTCCTGGCTTACGCCGCGCCCGTATTCGCGGCTGACGCAGCCCCCACCACCAAGGCGGACTGCAAGAAGCAGGCGGACATGAAGTGGGATTCGAAGACCAAGACGTGCGTGAAGAAATAACGACAGTCTAGAGCCTGCTGGCCTCGCGCCAATCGCCCCCCTCTCGGCACGAGGCTGGAAAAGCTCCGGATGGCGACACCCGCATCGCACAAGCGATCGCGGGTGTTGCTTTTGGGAGGGCGCCGCGCTAGTCCCCGGTTGGGGACGGGAGCGAGATGATGGTGCGGATGGTCCTTCGCGGCCGGATGATCGGACGGCTCGGCATCGCGACAATCGCGGCGATCGGATTTGCGGCGGCAGCGCGCGCCGACACGCCTGCCGTGACCGACGACGGGCCTTGCGCCGCGATGACCAGAGAGGTCAATGCGCAGATCGAGGAGATGAAGCGGTCGCGCGCTGCCGCAAATCAGCTCAAGGCGCCTGTTGATCCCAAGGCGGGCGATGTCCACATCTTCGACGAGCTCGCCGCTCAGAGCCGGGGTAACCGAGACCTCCTCTCCCGCGAGCGCCGGCAGGTCGACACGCTGAACGATATGCTGCCCGCTCTCGGATGTACGAAAGTGGACATTGACCGCGAGCTGAAGAAACCGCTCGACCCGTCGATTCCGCCGAGGAAAGAAAACACCTCCGGCAAGAAGCACAAGAAGAAGGAATTCTAACGGGCCCCGATCGGCAAGCGCGAGCCTGAGGGCTGGAGGCCCGGCCACCAAAGAAAAGATGGATGCGACGCGAGCGGCAACGCGGGAAAGCCGTGGTGCGGGGGTGCGCGACCGGTCTCGACAATAAGAATGCGATCCTCACCCTTGATAGTCGGAAGCATACCAGTGCCAAGAGTGCTGCAGAGATTTGCAAATACGCTCAGGATCGCCGCCGGCGATTCCATCTGCGCGACGTGGGCCGTACGCAATGTCGAGAAAAATTGGGGGGACAAGCTCAATCGATATCTCATCGAGAGACTGAGCGGTCGTACGCTCATCCACGCCAACGATGTCTATGCGCCCTTTGTGAGCGAAATTTATGGGGTTATCGGGAGCTGGCTGGCATTCAATCGGCATCCAAATCTTGTCGCATGGGGTCTGGGATTTATCCGCAGTTCGGACAAGATCACGACATCGCCAAAGAGAATATGCGCGGTTCGTGGCCCGAAAACGCTGATGAAGCTGCGCCAGGCGGGATACAAAGTTGACGACGTGGCGGTGGGAGATCCTGCCCTCCTCATTCCGCTGCTTTTCACGCCCAAGCAGGCCAGGAAGAAACACATCGGCGTGATCCCGCACCACAGGGATCGGGGCCTTCCCATTTTCGACAAGTTTGCCGAGGCGGACGGCTACCGCGTGATCGACATCTGCAGCGACACGGAGGACTTCTGCCAACAGCTTGCGGAATGTGAGGTGGTCGTCTCGAGCTCGCTGCACGCAGTCGTGGCCGCTCACGCGTATGGAATTCCCGCACGGTTCATCAAGGTTTCCGATAAACCGCTTGGAGACGGTTTCAAGTTGCTCGATTACCTCGAGTCGGTGGGCCTCGAAGATTGCCCGCCGGTCGCCTGCTCCAGCGCCGACGATATCGAAGGTATCGTCGGCGTGGCAAAGCTGCCAAGGCACTTTCCCGACATGGGCGGACTGCTCGCGGCTTGCCCCTTCATGTCCGAGTCCAGAAAAAATCAGTTCCGAGAGCAGGCTGACCGGTATTACCGCGGCACCTGAGACCTGAGCGCGGAGCGTTTCGACCGCTTACGCGCCTGCCCATCGCGGCAGCCGCGGGCAAAATAATTTGGTGGGCCCGCCAGGACTCGAACCTGGAACCAGGCGGTTATGAGCGACGTAACGCATCATTTTTTTGCGTCGCGTATCGAAGCCGGACGTATACCAAGCAATTGTAATGCTTGGCAAAATACCAACAAATCGGTTTCTGTCGTTTCCTACGGAGGCGCACGATCGCGCGTTTTTTGCTGCCCCGATGCTGTCCCAGCTACGGAGGAGACGCAATGACCGCGAAGCGCAGACTGACATTCCGCACGCTCGACACCATGAAACCGGCTGCCGCAGGCAAGCGGTACGACGTTGCTGACGCCGAGGTCTCGGGCCTCTTAGTTCGCGTGACCGAGAACGGCGTGCGGACCTTCATGCTGAGCGCGCGTTTCCCTGGATCGAAGTGGTCGACACGACGCGCGTTGGGCGTCTTCCCCGACCTGACCCTAGAGAAGGCTCGCGAGAAGGCGAGGACTTGGCGGCAGTTGATCCGCGATGGCATTGACCCGGCTGTGGCGGAAGAAGAGGCGCGGCAAGCCGCGCTCCGCCGGCAGGCAAATACGTTCGCGCTCGTGGCCGAAGAGTTCATTGACCATTGTCGTCGCGCCGGCCAGAGGAAGGCAGCGCAGGTCGAGCGGGATTTCCGAAACGTGTTCATTCCTGCGTGGGGCTCGCGTCCGATCACGTCGATGACGTCGTTGGACATCAGATCGATAATCGATCCAAAGGTGAAGGCAGGGCAGCGCGCCCGCGCTCACAATCTGCTCGAGCTCATCACGCGGTTTTTCAATTGGGTCATCGAAGGTGACGCCTACGGTCTCGACAAATCCCCGTGCGACCGCCTCCGGCCGAAGAAGATCATCGGGCAGCGGGCAAAGCGGAAGCGCGTGCTGACCGATGCCGAGCTTCGCGCGTTCTGGAAAGCGACCGGCAAGCTCGCATATCCCAACAAGCAGTTTCTTCGGCTGCTCCTGGTCACAATCCAACGAAAAAGCGAAGTCGCCGAGGCCGTCCGATCAGAGCTCGATCTCGATCGCCCGAAGGATCAGGGCGGGCCTGCATGGGTCATTCCTGCGGAGCGAATGAAATCAGACGACGCGCACGCCGTTCCCATGTCGCCGTTGGCGGTCGGGTTGTTCCGCGAGATCCCGATTTTCGGTAAAGGCGATGCGCTGTTCACGACGACATTCGGCCGGAAGCCGATCAGCGGATTCAGTCGCCTCAAGTCCGACCTCGATGAGCTGATGCTGCAAGCGTTGCGCGAAGAGGCGGCCGAGCGCGGAGAGGACCATAAGCGGATACAACTCACGCCTTGGGTACTCCATGACTTGCGCCGAACGGGCCGCACTCACTTAAGCGCGCTGCCGATCGCTGATGTCGTCCGCGAGCGCGTTATCGCCCACAAGCCTTCGACCCTGCATCAGCACTACGACCTCTTCGACTACTTCGAGGAAAAGCGGCACGCGCTCGAGCTCTGGGCAGCGCGGCTGCTGTCGATCGTCGAGCCCAAGGTCGGAAACGTGATCGAGCTGGCCGCCGTTCGTGGATGAAGGCCGCTTGCGGCCTTCATCAAAACGGTTCAGCCCAAATTTGGAACCGTCCCCGACGGTTCCGGCCATCTGTGGAAACGACAGTCGCGCGATGTCGTGCGACCCTTACCTGCATTCATTTCAGCAGTGCTGCGTTGACGCGCCTGAGGAGGAAACAAATGGCGGTTGATGAGCAGATCCGGATTTTGTCGCCGGAGGAACTCGAACCCAAGAAGGGGGTGAAGTTCTCCCGGTCCTGGCTCTGGAAAATGGAAAAAAATGGCCAGTGGCCGAAACGTGTCAGGATCGGAGGAAAGAAGTTCGGCTGGATCGAGTCCGAGATCGATGCGCACCTCAGGAAGCTCGCCGCGGTTCGGGCCTAGGTGCGGGGCCGCGTTTATCTCTGATGGCGAAGCCACCCAAAATTCCGATTTGGCGCTGGATCGAAGCGATTGCGACGGCGGATATGCCCCCGTTGGCCAAGCTCGTCTGCTTGATCATCGCTCGGCATCTGAGCGACGTGGGTAAGGGCTGGCCAATATCGACTAAACAGTTGATGGCTGAGACCGGTCTGAGCAACCGCGCGGTCGCATTGCACATCAAGAACGCCATCGCGGCGGGCGTCTTGACTCTCACGCGTCAGCACAACAGTGCAGGCCACCGCTCTGTGACGATCTACACGCCGGCATTTTCCGACGCAGCGCCGGAACTCCTAAGTGACGAAGCGTCATCTAGCCCAGATGAACCATCGTCATCTGGGCGGCATGACCAAAATGAATATACGTCATCTAGCCTAAGTGACCGAACGTCATCTGGTGACGGCCGCCTAAGTGACCCTGACGACATCCAAAGTGACCCAACGTCACCTAGCCTAAGTGACGGAGGGTCACGACAAGTACCTTTCCAAGAGAAATCTTTCCTTTCTTTCCAAGAGAGAGAACCGCGCGCACCGAAGAACAGGCGACGGTGCGCGGCGAAGACCATACTTCCTGCAACGGCCGAACTCGATCCTGAGAGTGAAGCGATGCGCATCGCACTCGAAATGGGTCTGACCGAAGCCGAGGCCATCAGAGAATTTCAGGCATTTCGCGACTATCAGCGCGCAAACGGCAAACCCTACGCCGACCAGCTTGCGGCGTGGCGCAACTGGCTGCGGAACCGCGACAAGTTCAAACCGCGTACGAATGGACGGACCAGCGCCGGGGACCGCGCCCGTCAAGCCTTCATGGAGAGCTAAATGAGCAGCCAAGCACTCGTTGCCAGCAAAGGCGCGCCGGTAGTCGAGCGCCGGCACGCGCTGGCTATCAAATCGGCAATCAACGACCTGACACTAGCCTTCGCAATGGGAGCGCAAAGATCGGAGCACGATCTTCGCAGGACCCTCGAACTGTACGAAAGGGCGGTCGCCGGATTTGATCGGCGGCTCGTTGCAGAGGTTCTCGAGTGGCTCATCCTGCATAACCCGAGAAATCCGTTCACTCCGACCCCTCAGGACCTATTCGAAGCGTGCAAGGCCCGTCAGAGCCAATGGTACGCATCGACGCTTTCCAAGTACGGCCTGCTCGGAAACGTTGTTCCTCACGCCACGCCGACCCATGAGGCTCCCCCGGACGTAGAGGTCGCATTCCTCCGAGATAAGATCACGGCGACCCTTAAATTCGATCGCGAGCCGCTGATCTCGCTGTCGGACGCAAAGTTCAATGCGATCCCTCACGAAGCATTCCCCGAACAAAGCAGAGACGACCTTCTCGCCGAACGGAAGGCCCGCACCGCTCGGGAGCAAGAGTGGCGAGAGCGGGGGCAACGGAGGAATGCGCCCTTGGGCGGTTTTTATGCGGACGGCTCCGGCGGACAGAATAGATCGCCATTTTCCAATCCAGGCGGTATCGAACCGCCTGCGGACCCCTATGCAAAACCAAGCAAATCAGCGTAGTTCTGCAAACAGATTGAGATGGAAAATGAGCAAGGGGCAGCGCCGGGGCAGCATCGCGACGGAAAACATCCCGCCGGCTGCGGGACGAGACGAGGGCGTGATTATGCAACTTGAGGCCGACTGCGGGACTGCTGGCGACCGTCGACTCCGCAAACGCCGGCGCGTGAAGATCGCGCTTCCCACGACGGCCACGCTCGACATGCGGACACGCGCCGGCCGGCTTTACAAGGCCACGCGCGAGGCCATCATCGCGGACCTGGGCGGGCGCGACATGCTCAGCCATGCCGAGCTCGAACTGATCGATCGCGCTGCCGGCCTGGCTACCCGCCTCAACGCAGCGGATGCTGAGATGCTAGGGGGTGAGCCGCCCAGCCTGGCCGCCGGCGAATATGCGACCCTTGCGAACAGTCTCAACCGCATACTAGTCACGATCGGGCTCAAGCGTCGGCCTCGCGACGTGACGCCGGACCTCAGGTCCTACATGGCCGTCCGAGCCCGCGAGAAGGCGGCCGCGGCATGACGGCAATCACCTTCTCCGATGCATGCGGTGACCCGCACCTGTTTGCCCCGTGGTTCGGGGGGGAGAGCTGGGCACCGTGGCGGGTTCTGCACAAGGCACTGTTCGGTGAACCGCTGTCGGCCGACGAGCTTCTGACGTTTCGCAGTCTGACCGGGCGCGACGAGGCGCCGACTGGGCCCGCGACAGAGGCGTGGTTCATAATCGGCCGGCGCGGCGGCAAGGACGTCAATGCGAGCGCGCTCGCGGCCTACCTGGCAACGATCGGCGCCGAACTGTACGGCTACCGCAAGCGCCTTGTGCGCGGCGAACGCGGCGTTGTGCAGATCCTTGCCGTCGATCGGGACCAAGCCAAGGTCTGCCTCGGGTACACCAAAGCCTTCTTCGAGCAGCCGATGCTCAAGCCCATGATCAAGGACTCGACGGCGGACGGCCTCGAGTTGACCAACGGCATCGCGATCGAGATCACGACGAACGACAAGCGGCGGGTGCGCGGCCGGACTGTGATCGCGGCTATCTTCGACGAGGCCGCCTACTGGCGGTCCGAAAACAGCGTCAATCCCGACGAAGAGACCTACCGCGCCGTGAAGCCGGCGATGGCGACAATCCCAGGCGCGATGTTGATCGCGATCTCGTCGCCCTATGCGCAGCGCGGTCTTGTGTTCAAGAAGTACCGGGCTCATTGGGGCAAGCCGGGCCAGGTGCTGGTCGTGAAGGCGCCGACGTGGGTCATGAATCCGACGTTGCCTCGCGACGGAGAGTTCCTGACTGAAGCGTTCAACGATGACCCGGCCGGCGCGGCCTCTGAGTACGGCGCCGAGTTCCGCAGTGACGTCGAGACGTTCGTCAGCCGCGAAGCGGTCGAGGCGTGCGTCAACAAAGGCGTGCTTGAGCGGCCCCCGCTCAACGACATGGCCTATTCCGCATTTGTTGACCCTTCGGGCGGCCGCAGCGATGCCATGACGATGGCGATTGGGCATCGCGAAGGCGATGCGGCGATCATTGACCTCGTTCGGAACGTTAAGCCGCCCTTCAATCCAGAAAACGTTTGCCGTGAGTTTGCCGAGGATCTAAGGCGGTATCGCTGCGCGTCGCCGAAGATGGACCGGTACGGTGCGGAGTGGGTCAGGGCCGCATTCCAGCGCCACGACATCGACGCGCGGCCGGCCGACAAACCCAAGTCTGATCTATATGCGGACCTGCTGCCGCCGCTGAACTCTGGGCTTGTCTCGCTGCTCGACAATGCGGTTCTGGTCAACCAGCTCTGCAGCCTGGAGCGCAGAACAGCGCGCGGCGGAAGGGACAGCATCGACCATCCACCAGGCGGGCACGACGACGCCGCCAATAGCGTTGCCGGCGTTGTGAGTAGCTTGCTGAAGAAGCAGTCGAAGCCGTTCGAGTGGTACGTGGGCGAGGCCGAGCCCTATACAGGTGACCCGGTCGAAAACTTATCGTCTTCTTGGAGAACGCTACGATGAGCGCACCTGTGCTGCCGCTGAGGGGGGCTGATCTCAACACGCTCAAAAGCGTGGGAATTCTCGCAGCGTGGATGCTGTTTCCGGAGGACGAGGCCCGGCGCAACAAAATCATTGCACGTTATTGTACGCAGGATTTTCTTTTCCGAATGGAATCCCTCCCGCCGGAGAGTACGCTTCGGTTCAATCCTGCCCAGCTGACTGAGGTGCTTGCCATAGCTTTGGACGCCGCGAACAAGCACGACGTCGAGGAATGGCATACCGAAAGAGAACCGACCGGGTGTGACATCGGAGCGGTCGCCTGGCTTGCAATTCAAGGAATTATCCTTGGCAATCCGACGGCCATCGCGGATGCGACCGAGAAGGTGGAAAGAATTAGGCGGGGCGGGAAGGTAAGCACATCAAGCGATCTCAAAAATAAGCGGACACTATTCAAACCTGTCACGGCACTATGGGCAGCCTACATCGAGACGTTCGATCCTGATGATCCTGGATTGTTTCCCTGCCAGCCAAATGCGGTTGTTCCATTTCTCACCATCGCGGAAGGTTTCCGACGATTGGGTGAGAGCGCGAGAGCGAAGCGGCAAGGTGATCCGATAATTCCGATCGGTACATCCGTTCAATTGCCAGGAGATGTTCTGGGCGTCTTGCCGGTTTGGGAGGCGACGGTTCAGGCGAAGTCTGGCACCGTGTAGCGTTGCCGACGCTGGTATATTGCCCTCAAACGAGAGGGCAAAGCATGACCGGCTATCAAGAATCTGACCTTGGCGGCGGAGCCGCGCTGTCGCAGGCGATTCAATCGGACCTTGTTCGATGGCATGGGCAACTCACCGCTTTCGGTGATAGCAAGATCAACCTCCATCCTGCGCAATTTCGTGTGCTCGTTGCCCGATGCGTCCAGGCCGTCGCTGAGGCCCGCAAATCCGCGCTGATGGTGATCGAAGCCGCCGCGGAGCTCGTCGAGGATGAGCAGCCCGAGCGCGCGACCGCGGCTCTGAAATCGATGGCCGAAGCGCTGCGCGATGCCCCTCACGTTGGGAGGGCGAACTGATGGCGTTGCAGCCGATCGGTTTCAAAGCGGACGAGGTCACTGAAGAAGGTCGGTTCCGTGGCCTGGCCTCCGTGTTCGGGAATTTGGACGCCGGCGGCGACGTAGTGGTTGCGGGAGCTTTCAAAGCGACTCTCGCTGATCACGCGAAGAACAGCATACCGATCGTTATGCTCCGCGATCATGACCCGCGCGAGCCCGTCGGCGTGTGGGAGGCGGTCAAGGAAACGTCGAAGGGCCTCGAGGTCGCCGGCAAGCTGACGCTGAGCGTCACAAAGGCGCGCGAGACGTTCGATCTCCTTAAGGACGGCGCACTCACGGGGCTTTCAATTGGATACCGCACTGTCAAATCGAGTTGGCACCCGAAAACCGGCGCGCGCCTGCTCGAGCAGCTGGATCTGCACGAGATCAGTCTGGTTTCGATGCCGATGAATCCGGCCGCGCGCGTCGTCGCGGTCAAGGCCGACGAGATCGGCAACGTCAGAGAATTCGAGACCTTCCTGCGAGAGGCAGGATGGTCGCGTGAACGGGCCAAGATCCTCGCAAAGGGATTTCGCCCGGCTTCGAGCGGTCAGCGAGATGTCGATCGCAACGGGGTTGGAGAGTTGGCGCGCGCCATCAGGGCACGTGCTCAGGCGATATCAAACCGAGGAAAATCACCATGACATTGGCACTCTGCACGCCGCTCGAAACCAAGGAACGAAAGGCCGGGGATGATCAAGACAACCCGCTCGGCGAACTCAAGTCGGCGCTGGATGAGCGTGACGAGGCTCTGACCAAGCGCATCGGCGAGTTCGAGACGAAGCTCGACAACGAGCGCGAGCGCGCCGATCGCCTCGAGACGGTGCTGAAGCGCAGTCCGAGGGGCGAGCCGGGGGTTGATCGTAAGACTGAGCCGACGATTGAGGAAAAGGCCTTCGCCGGCTTCCTGCGAAAGGGGCCTGACGGCCTTCCGGAGAACGAGCGCAAGGCGCTCTCGATCGGCGACAACACTCAAGGCGGTTATCTCGTCACGGGGCAGTTCTCGCGCGAGGTCATCAAGAACCTGGTTGAATACTCTCCGGTTCGCCAGGCGGCACGGGTTGGATCGATGGCATCCACCTCGATCACCATCCCGCGGCGCACCGCAGCGCCCACGGCCTACTGGGTCAACGAGACGGAGGACCGTACGGCCACGCAACAGGCTTACGGGCAGATCACCATCCCGGCCAACGAGGCTGCCGCTTACATCGACGTCAGCGTGCAGCTTCTCGAGGACGCTGAGTTTTCCGTCGAGCAGGAGATCGCTACCGATTTCGCTGAGGAGTTCGGCCGCCTCGAGGGAAACGCCTTCGTTCTTGGCGATACCATCAAGAAGCCCGAGGGGTTCTTGGTCAACGCCGGCGTGCCGCAGGTCGCGAGCGGCCACGCTACGCAGGTCACCGCCGACGGGCTCATCGATTTCTACTACAGCCTGCCGGATTTCTATCGAAACAAGTCGTCGTGGATGATGAACGGCACAACGCTCGCCGCCGTCCGCAAGCTCAAAGACGGTCAGGGTCAGTACCTTTGGCAGCCGGGCATCGCCGCCGGGCAGCCGGAAACGATCCTCGGCCGGCCCGTGGTCGAGGCCGTCGACATGCCGAACGTCGGCGCCGGGTTTTACCCGATCGCGCTGGGCGACTTTAAGCAGGCATATCGGATCTACGACAGGGTCGCGATGACCCTGCTGCGGGATCCGTACACCATGGCGACGAAGGGCCTGGTTCGCTTCCACGCCCGCCGCCGCGTCGGCGCCGGAGTCGTCAAGGCGGAGGCGCTGCGCAAGCTCAAGATTGCGACGAGCCTTTAGTGCGCGTCAGGGGGGCGGCGTTGCTCCAGTTCCGCCGCCCCCGTAGGTCTATGAGGATCGACCATGACCGACATCGCTTCTCTAGGCCTCAAGATCGACAGCGCACCTGTCCAGTCGGCTACCGAAGACCTCAATAGCTTTCGCACGTCCGCGAAGGAGGCTGGTGAGAGTGCAAAAAGCTTCGGCGAAAGCGCGACGTCGGCCGGCAACGCTGCCGTGGGCCTCTCGAAGCAACTCCAATCTGCGATCAACAGCGCGCAGGAGATCAACAAACGCCTCAACGTTCGGGACGACTTCGGAACGAAGGCGCGCGCCGCGGACATTGAGGCCTACGGTGCGCAGATCAATGCGCTGGAGGCGAAGTATGCGCCTTTGGTCGCGGCGGAGAAGGCCTACAAGGCCTCGCTCGAGGAGATCAATCAGGCCACCAAGACCGGCGTTCTAACGACCGAGCAACAGGCCATTGCTGTTGCCGTCGCCACGGGCGAGTTCAAGAAGAACTACAAGGAAATAGACCGCAATCAGAGCAAGCTCGCCGGCCTGACGACGACTGCCCACCTCAACGGCAACCAGATCGCCGAGCTCGGACACATCGCGCGAAGCACCTTCGGCGTCATGGCCAATGGCGGCTCTATCTTCCAGGCTCTCGGATACGAATCCAATCGCCTCATGAGCGTCCTCACGATCGGCAACGACGGCGTGGGCGGAACGCTGCGGGCGATTGGAGGCTACGCGCTTGGTCTGGTGAAGCCGTTTTGGGCGGCCACGGCCGCCGCGGCAGCGTTCGCGACCACGCTCGGCGTCGCTTATGCCCAAGCGCAATCCCGGGCCAAGGAGACGGCGCTTGCCCTATCTGGCGTCGGCCGGGCGTCCGGAGTGACCGCAGATCAGGTCGAGGGCATCGCGGTCAGCGCCGCCCGCGCTGGAGACTTGACCGTCGGCGCTGCGCGCAAGATGACGTTGGCGCTGGTCTCGACGGGCAAGATCAGCGGCGATCTTGCGGGCCAGATCGTCGGGATTGGGGCCACGACCGCAAAGCTGTTCGGAGAAGATCTCGACGAAGCGACGAAGCGGCTGACCAAAGCGTTCTCGGATCCTGCCAAAGGGGCCGACGAATTGAATGCGCGCCTCGGCACGCTCGACGACAAGACCCGGCAATTGATCCGATCCTTGACCGAACAGAACCGCGTCGGCGAAGCCCAGCGGGTCCTAATGGACAGCCTGAAGGCGGGGATCGAGTTGACCGTAGACGCCACAATTGCGTCAGCGAGCGCGTGGGACAGGGCATGGGCCGCAGGGTCACGGTATTGGGACGGCTTCGTCAACTTTATCGACCGCGCAACGGGCGGAGGAACGCTTGAACAGCGCCTCGCAGACGCGCAGCAAAACCTGCAAAAGGCTCAATCTCGGTACGGCGAGAACGCGAACTCGAGCATCTTCGACAAAGGTACAGTCGATGCTGCTTATCAGGCATACCTGAAACTGGCTCGAGAGGCGGACAAGGTCCGGGAGGCGTCCAGGCAGACGAAGATCAATCTTGAGGCGGCGGCCGCCGTCGACCTAGCTCGTTCGCTCGCGCCGGACGTAGGCGCGCTTGAACATCTCAAGGATGAGCTCGCTGCTATCACCGCTCAGCTGAGCAATCCCGACGTCGTGAAGACGCTCTCCGACACGAGCCGCGAGGCGATGGAGCGCTCCGTCGCCATCCTGAAAACGCGCATCAATCTGCACCAGGAGGATATCGAAACCTCGCTTCGAAGCCAGGCACTCGAGACCCGCTCGATTACAGCGCGCACGGTGGCGGACAGAGCGCAACTCGCCTTTGATCAGAAGATGCAGCAGCTGCAGAGCAGTAATTTTGATGCCCTACAGCGATTTCAGTTGGCGCAAGGCGCGCGGCAGACTGTTGTCGCAGAGGCCAACGAGGCCGAGAAGAGGTTCGCCGAAGAGCGCAAATTCAACAACGAGCAGACGGTCGAGCAGTTGAAGCTCGAGGCAAGCCTCGTCGGCAAGACGACGGCCGAGGCGGCCGGCTTGCGCGCCCAATGGGAATACATCGCCGAAGCGAAGAAGCGCGCCTTTGAGCAAGGGCGCACGCTCGGCGGCGCAGAGCTCGCCGGCGTAACATCCGACGCCGAGTCCTACGGCGCATCGGTGACCGGAGGCACGCTCGGTCGCGAAGGGCGGCAGTTGACGGAGGATTACAAGAGCCCGTCCGAGCAATTCGCCGACGAGATGACGCGGCTCAACCAGCTGCGGGACGCGGACGCGATCAGTTGGCAAACGTATTATCAGGCGAAGACGCAGGCCGAATATGCGGCGTTCCAACAGACCGAACAGGTCCTGCAAACCGAACGGGATATGCGCGCCCAGACGGTCAATGCAGCGGCCGGTCTCCTGCAGCAGCTCGGGGCGAAGAACAAGGCAGCAGCAATCGCGGCAATCCTGCTGAACAAGGCGCTCGCTGCAGCGTCGATCGTGCAGGACACGGCGCGCGCGGCCATGGCTGCGGCGGCCTCGGCTGCGATCGGAGGGCCGGCAGCGGCGGCCGCA